TTTAAAGATGGTGGGTTATTAGTATTACCACTCTTAGAAGTTACCTTCCTCTTAAAAGTAATAAAGTCTCCTCTCTCATCATCTTTATTCTTAACTGCAAGACCTGAGTCTATAGCCTTCTTTCTATTATCTGAATCAATAGCTAAGTCAATACTCCAAACAGGCTCGAATGTAGTGTTAGGGTTAGCTATAGATGCCCAATAGGCTTTACCATTTAATACTGGCATTATTTTTCTCCTTAGTTAGTTATTGCAATCTTAGTTGCTATTAGAGTATAACGAATTATACTATACTATAATTAGTATGTCAACACCTTAATGTGTTTCATGCCAATTTTTTCCAATTTTATATTCACTATCCAAAGGACATTGAACATTCAGTTCTTTCTCTACAAGTTTCATAGCCTGTCTAGTTAGGTCTCCAAACTTTTCAGCTTGGTCTCTACGAACTTCAAATTGGTATTCATCATGGATAGATGCAACAAGTTTATAATCATATCCCTGTTGCACCTTAAAAGTTATTTGTCGTAACCATTCCTTACAAATGATTGCACCTGCTCCTTGTAAGAGCAAGTTCATTGATGCATGAAACTGTCTGACCTTTAGTAGTCTACCATCAATACCTCTTATCTGTCCTTTCTTAGCAACTCTATCAACCTTATCACGCAAGGTTTTAAGAGAAGGCATATTGGACATAAACTTATTGATAATCTTCTTACCTTCAGTCTTACCACCACCAACTATCTGACCTATCTTATCTGGACCTGCTCCATAAATTAAAGCATAGATAAAAGTTTTTGCTTGGTCTCTAGTCTTCAGACCTGCAGCCTTCTGATTGGCAGTGTGTATATCACCTTCAACTACTTCCTTTGTAAACTTGGAATCGCCCATGTAATGAGCAAGGCAACGAAGTTCTAAACTAGATGCATCACAACCTAGTAATATATAATCACTATTGGTAGGTATCCAAACTGACCTGCACTCCTTCCCATAGGGAGAATAGGAAGCAGGAACTTGAGCCATGTTTGGAGAGTTGTGAGCCATTCTGCCACTGATTGCCTTTAGTGTCATAACTCTACCATGCACCTTGCCATCTTCTTGGACTACGTTTATCCAAGACTTAATCTGAGAAACTCTCTTCTGTAGTAGAAGATAATGAGCAATCTGTAGTGCTTCAGGAATATTTTTAATTCTTTTTAATGTTCCTTCATCAACAATAGGATGCCCTGTAGGTGTTAAGTTCTCAGGTTTCCAACCTTTCTCTATTAATCTCTTTGAGATTTGTTGTCTAGAGTTAGGATTGAACTCTTCCACACTATCACTTAATCTATTACCTGTCTTGTCTGAATATCTTTCAATAGTAATAGGTGGGAATATTTCTTGTAATTCTTTTTCTATCTTGTCTGCTTCTTCCCCAAGCTTGGCACATAACTTATCTGCCTGTTCAATATCTAATTTAAAACCATTCTGTTCTTGCTTATTTACTATGGCTCTTACTTGATGTTCAAGAAGCATACTCTTCTTTGAATACTTTTTTAGTGTGGGTAGTAAGTGTTTATATAATTTATATGTCAACTCAACATCTTTGATACAGTACTTTAACATCTCTTCATTGAAATGTGAAAAGTCGTTGTAGTCTAGCTTTCCAAAACCTAACCTCTCTCCCCATGCTTTAAGTGAATGTCCACCTTCTAGCACAGGGTCAGCAAGTTGTGAAAGAATAAGTGTGTCTCTCACTTGGGATAGTTTTATCTTGCTACCTGTCAACCTATTAAGTATAGGTGCATCAAATGATATTCCATTGTGCATAATAAATATATCCACAGACTCACACCACTTAGCAAAGTCTTTCAGTGTATCTCCATACCAAGAGAAGACATCTCCTTTGTCTATATCTTTAGCAACGATACAATGAATGACAGTTGCTTTTATGTCATCAGTTTCAATATCTACTACAAATTTTCTCATAAAAAATCCTCTACATCTGATTGCTTGTCAGTCTCAAGTGGATTCTCAATCTCTTTTAATCTACCTGAGTCCTTGTCATACAAGAGATAAGAAGCGACACCTGTCTCTCCTGCATATCTATTCTTTAACACCCTGACAGTGGTTGTATTCGCTAGTATAGGGTCTTCTGCTTGTTGGTCTCTCTCTAATGCAATAACTGCATCTGATATCTGTGCAATAGAATGAGAACCTCTAAGCATTGATAAGGATATTTCCTTACCTTGTTCCTGTCCTTTATCTCCACTTGCTCTTCTCAAGTGAGACACAAGTAACATTGCACATCCAGTTTCTTCTACTAAGGAACGTAGCTTAGTCATCAGTTGGTCAATGTTTCTTCTCTCATCTTCACCTTCAATACCTGAAACAAGTATGGATAGATGGTCAATAAGAATGTACTTACAGTCTAATGCCTTAACCATATATCTCACTCTATTAAGTATCTCATCAGTAGATATACTACCAAAATGGTCAAATCCAAAGAACCTTCTAGTACCTATAGTCTTCTTCTCAAACTCTTGTAACTGTTCAAGTGTATAGTTCTTTTGAACTTCCTTGATATACAATCTGTCATTAGCTTCTACTGACATAATATGTAACATGGTTCTTGTAATGTTTTCTTCAAGAGAGAAGACACCTATATTATGTTTTGTATTAGTGAGTAGATGATGCATTAATTCTCTCATAAGAGAAGACTTACCTGCTCCTGTACCTGCACAAAAGGTAATAAGTTCACCTGTCCTAATACCAAAAAGCTTTTCATTTAAACCTTCATAGGGATACATACATGTTTCTGTATCATCTTCTGCATACATTCTAGATGATATGTCTGCAAGGTTATGTATTCCTGCAGGAGTATAAGGCTTTGCGTTCCAAAAATCTTGCGTGAACTCCTGCTTCATACCCTTCATTAGATACTCATTAGCATCCTTGTATCTCATGTCCATGATAAGACATTTATTAGGTTCAAATATTTGAGCAACTTTTGTGGCAGCTTTTTTACCATGTTCATCATTGTCAAAACATAGAACTACTTTTTCAAACTTATTTACATAGTCATAGTTTGCCTTGATATCTTTTAAGGCAGACTGACAACCATTCTTAATTGAAATAGTTGCCCACTTAGAACCTTGTAGTTCATAGGCAGACATTGCATCAATCTCACCTTCACATATTGTTAGGTATTTACCACCTTGGGGAAACTTATTCTGTCCAAACATAATTGCTTTAGGTAAGTCACCTTCTGATGAGAAACCTTTATTCTCAACAACTCTAATCTTATTACCTACATGGCTATTATTAATGTCGTAATAAGGATATATATGCTTAACCACATTATTATTTCTATCGTGTAATACTTGGACATTATAAAAGTTTGTAGTCTCTTTCTTGATTGCTCTATCAGGTATGCCATCTACTACTCCACTACTAAAATTTTGATGATTGCTATTTATAGATACAGTCTTATGTACTTGCTCCATATCTTCTCCTTTTGAATAAGTTCTACATGAAAAACAAAACTTAGTTCCACCTTCATATAATACATTTGCATCAGATGAACCACACCTGTCACACCCACCCTTCTCAATTACTTTTGAGTCATTCATATCATTCCTTCCATTCTGTTAATACTCTTGCTATAGTTTCCATAGCAGTTCTTTTTATAGAATAAAATTTGTTGTCTATCTTACCATCATAAGCAACCATACATTCATATAGGTCTCTACTATCATCATAAGATATAACACATTCTACTTGTCTACCTTCTACAAAACCACTAAATTCATTTCTTTCTTTAGTCATCATCTCCATACTCCTGTCTTATTATTTCGTTGATAAAGTCAGCATCACTCTCTAACTTATCTGCTACATCAAGCTTGGCATGTTTCCTTGCTTCTTGATGTGTGTAACCTTCCTCAATTAAATCATTATATATTTCTTTATATAACTTTTTCTTGTCATCATCCCAAAGATTAGCCATCACGTTCACTTATACTTATTAATTTATCTAAGTACCATTGAGCCTTTTTCAAGTCCTCTACACCATTTTTATATTTGTATCTCCATAGATATTTCATAATGTTTCCTTGTAAGTAAGGCTCAAATCCTTCATCAGTCATAGATTCTATAGCATCAATACATTCTATACCTGTCTTATTATAATGAGATGGACTGTTTACCATGTCCTCTCCTGTAGATAATTTGTCCACTAGATGAGGTGCAAGATATACTTCATGCTCATCCTTTCCATATTGAATAAAGTTCGTTTCTTTATTGATAGACTGTTCTTCAACCTCTGCTTCTCTTATTTTTCTTGCCATGAAATCATCATACCTTTCTTTCATAATATACACCTATGAGTAATTAATTTTTTTTACCACCTCAATAACAGAATCTAAATTTTCTGTTAATGTAGGCTTGTCCATTAACTCCATGTTGTCCATTGCTTCCCATCTATTGTTAGCACTTACAACATAAGTATTTCTATTTATTTCTACTACTGTAACTTCCCACTTTCTTAGTAGTCTATATTTATTTCCCTTTAAAATCTTTTTAATCATATCACACAACCTTAAATCTGTAAAGATAATTATAGATTAGTCATTCTTATCTCCCTTAAAAGTTTTAATTACATCAGATGAAAATAACTTCTGCAAGTTAAGAAGATACATTCTACTCGCATTATGGTCACCACCTGACACACTCTTTTTATAATCTAGTTTATCAATAATCTTACGTAAGCTATTAATATCAAAGACTAAAGTACAGAACACTTCCTTGCCTATACATAAATTATGAAACCAATAATCTGCTTCAGTAGTTTGGATACCACTAGGTTTTCCATACGACTGATATTCTATAGCAATGTTACCTGTCTTTTGCCATATATCTCTTTCAGATTTGACTTCAATCTTTTTATCCTGCAACATATCTGCTACAAGTTTTTCCCTCACCTTACCATACTTCAAGTCCATATCAAACTTTTTCCTGTTAGGTTTACTTGGCTCTAGATTTTTCATTTCGTTCCTTTCTTTTGTATGAACCTTTGCCTTTTTTATTTTGTATCACTTGCTTATTAAAAAGTAATAATACTTTGGCAATAGGATTTATCTTTTTTATTTTCATGCTAAACTCACATACCCTACTAAGAATACAAAAGCAAACAACGTAAGTACCATGTACTGCTTGTCTCCATTCCACATTATACTACACCTTTACTGCTATGTAAATGCATAATATAATTATTAATAGCTTTCCATAGTCAAGGTCAAACTTTGTACCCTCTCCATATTTTTTATGAAAGTCTACATCAAAAAAACTTGTTACTCTATGCCACATGTTATTCTCCCCTTTTTTCTGTAATATATATTCTCATATGTGTTGACTCATTTAAGTTCTGTCCAAAATAAGTAGCACCTGTACCTCTTAACTCAGGTTTTATATGTTGTCCTCGTACTCTCATACTATATGTATTCTTATTGAAGTACTGCTTCATAGTGTCAACAAACTCTTGACCATCAGTATCGTTAGGTATCTCGCTGAACATATACCCACACCCTTTAGGTTTCAATAGGTCATTGGCTATTCTATATTGAGCCTTCCAATACTCTACCTCTTTCTCATATCTTTCAGAAGTTTCACTATCATCTACAGATTGTATGAAGTTATCTTCTGCAAGTTTCTTGTAATGAGCAACTTCTTTCTTTAACTTCTGACAGTTATCCCACATTCTCATGTTTTGTTTTATCTTTACTTGGTAGGTGTCTTTAGATACAGTATCATCAAACTTACCTACGTTATGTTCATCGTGTTCAAGTTGAGCAACAAGACGTACATTTTCCATTTCAAGTTCTTTATATGTACTCTTCTCAAACATGTTCATAGCTTTCTCTTTCCATTCATCTCTATCTGATGCTATGTCAAGTATTAGCTTTATTATTTTTTTAGTATCCATTACTTATTCTCCTCTATATGGTTTATAAATAGAAAGCCACCACTGTTACCTTCAGCATCTGAACTTACTGCAACTACTACGTCTTTATATTTATTCTTAGTTAATAAGAACTCAGGAAATCCTTCTTCATCTTCTCCTAAGAACTTCTTTATTTTAAATCCTTCAAGTTGTTTATAATATGGATTGATACTCATTTCTTTTTCCTTCCTATATCCCACCTATAAAATATGTGGTCATCTATTCTAGTTATATAAGTCTTAGTCTCTGCCCAACTAGGTGTAACATAGTGAGCATGGTAGTGTGTTGCACCTTCAACAAAGTCATCTAGGTGTCCATTATATACACCATTAGCAACATGTAATGCATTTTCCATAGCTACCTTATCTCTAGGCTTATCACTCTTGCCATCACAGTACCAACTAAATTGACATCTATTCTTGATAGGTAGTGTAGGTTTCCATTTGTATGTCAAGCCTTGCTTAACCACATCACATACATTGTTAGGATACCTCTTGTCCTCTACTCTATTCATTACGACTTGTGCAACTGCCACTTGCCCTATGAAACTTTGGTTCTTAGCTTCATGGTATACGTTAAGTGCTAGACACATTAATGATTCCATTATCATTATTATTCTCCTTCCTTTTATTTGCCATATGAAACTGAAAATTATCAAACAATTCTTTTATCTCATTACAGTTTTTGTCTGAGCATATTCTCTTGCCCTTCTCATCTTCAATATAAAACCACCTATCATCAGATGCCCATTTTCCCCATATATTACCTGTATAGCCAAATGTATAGTCTTTTGGAAGATGCCTTGTAATCATATCATGATAAGTATTAAACTTTTCCCAATCAATATCTATATTCTTTAGCATTAGTCTATCTCCTCTCCTCTGTTTGTAAGTTCTGTATTGGCTATCTCCCTTTCCCAATCATCAATTTGCCTAAGAAGTAAATTATTAAAATCTTTTATCTCTGTAGTATGTTTCCATCTACCATCTTGAAGAAGTTTTACTACCTTAGATAAGACTATCTCACTTGGATACAAACCTTGCCTAAGTTTCTTTAGGATTTCTTTATCTAACTCTATTAAGTTTATCATTATACTCTCTCCTTTGTTTGATACATTTCATTCCATGTCTCATCTAACTGTATACCCTTGAGTATATGTGCAATCACATCAACTGTCCACCCATTACCAATCATCT